TAAAAGTTACAATAATGTAATTCCATTATTTTGTTCTGAGAAAAAATTAAAGAAGCATATTTTCAGCATGAAGACAAACTCTAAAAATGTTGATGAACCTAAATATTTAAATGAAAGTCCTATATGTGATTTGTATAAATCAATATCTTCAAAAGAACAGTTAGGTGTTATGGAAGTTTTAATGGAAGATGGAATTGGCTGGGGTGATGTAAAACAAATCACATTTGAAATACTTAATGATATGATTAAGGATGAAAGAGAAGTTTATTACAATATGATTCCATATCCACCTTTAATATGTGAATATATTGAAGAATATACAAGAGAAACAATAATATTTAATGTAAAAGAAAAGATTAAGAAGATTAAAGAGTTAGTTTATTAATGTGTAAAATATAGTACATTAATATATAAAATAATGACGTTATTAATGTTACTATATGGAAGACAAAGAGAATAAATTAAAATGTTTAATGTGTAAAATAATGTGCCTTAGAGGTTAAGCTCTCGCTCAGTTATCAGTTTAAAACTAATGCCTTTAAGTTTACAGTATTTTATAGCCGCAATTCATTTTGCTTTATTTGTTGTATATGTTCTGGCTTCATATAATTTTGTCTTCCTACTTTTTCCTTTGGATTTTATAGGTTGAATACACTCTTTTAATGGCTTTACCTCTATTGCTCATGTCTTTTCTATTCTAGTAGTTTTATCTATTACTTTTATAAGAAAATCGATAAAATATCTTCTATTTTTATTTTTAACAGGATCAAAATAAGGTATTGCAAAAGGTTCACTTGACCATATTAGTACTTGATCATTATTGTCACATCAACGACAAAATTTATCTTCATAACTGCTACGTACTTGTATAGGGTAAGCACCTTTATATTTATGTTTATTTACAGGCACATATTGTTTACCATTTTTTGATGGTATGTTGGACATATAAGACATTATTTCATATTTACTTTCATAACATCTCCTTAGAAGTTTTTGCGTTTCTTCATTGATTTTTTAGTTTTTCTTGCTATTTGAGCTTTCTTACCTTTTTTCTTTTTAGCACCTCTTTTAGCAGATTTAGATTTTTTCTTTCTATCAGATTTACTTTGTTTTACACATTTACCACCTTTTAAAACAAAACCATCTTTACAGACTTTTTTCTTAATAATTTTACCACCACGTACAACCTTTTTAATTTTTTCAGATATAAATTGATGTAAGAAATGAATATTAATTTTATCAGCATCTTCATATGCTTCACATACAGACTCATATATTTCAATCATATCATTTATATCAAGCTCTTCAACCCATTCTTCACCTAAATCTTGAAAGAACTCTTTAACATCTTCTAAGTCATTAGGAGTTGATATATCATATTCATTTAATTGATGATAATAGAATTCACATAATTCTTTATCTTCTTCTATTATTCCTGTTCTGTCATACTCTTCTAAAATTTGTTCTATTTTCATTTTTATTTTCCTTTATTCTATATACCACATTTCTTTTCATTCTCTACATTTAGTGCATTGTTTTTTCATTTTAACCCCCTTACTAAGATTTTAAGTGAGGTTAGAAAATGAGTAAGCATCTTCAAGGTAATTAATCCCTGTCCCTCTTTGTACTATTTATCAATTTTTTCATTTTTCCTTTTTTGAAAAATCCAGGCTTTCCCTCTTTTTCAAATTCATCAGGGTGGTTCTTCTTCCATTTGTCATATTCATTGACATGTTTACCTAACAACAGAAACAATCAAAACAACCCATAAACTACAATTTTTTTATAGTTTAAATCAGACAGACCAACACCATCAAGTAATTTATCAATTTCAAATCAAATACTCAAAGTTGGAAATATAGCAACAGCGCCCCATCCTTCCATCTTAAACATTTTCCAAAAATTTGAAAAATCTTCATCTATTATATCTTCTTTAAGTGATGTAATGTCACTAAGTTTTTTATAATTTGTTTTGAGACGCTTATTGATTAATTTTATGGCTTCATCCTCTATCCCATTGTCTTTAAATATCTTAATCATAGACTTAAAACTGTCCTTCATTACTAATTCAGCCTTACCATAAGTCATAGATGATAATGTTTTTATAAGCGATTTTGGTGAGAATTTATATTCATTAAGGTATGTTTTAAATTTCATTATTTATCCTCTTAGATAACCTGGACCATATGGACCCATAGATCCAAGCCCATTATTTTTATCAAATATGTTCCCTCTAGCGTGTTTTGCAGGAGCTTTAAATGAAGCTGGTAATAACACATCACCGTTTATGGTATTAATAAAAGCAAATACACTTGCACCACCACCAACTTTTGGTGTGGTTATGATTTTTCAATACTTCTTACCTTTCTTAACTGTTAAGATATTAGTATAAATATCTTCTGTAGCTTTAAGTTTATTAGATTTGCTTTGTTTTTTAGCATAATCATATATAATTTTTTGAGCACCTTTTAATCACTTATTAAAAGCAGTTTCAAAATTAGCAGCAAATTCGTTTAAAAATATATTTAATTTTTTCATTGTTTATCCTTTAATCTGATTCTTTCTTTCCTTTTCATCCAGCATCTACAGCATTAAAAAAAGCTATTTTTTCTTTTTTTGATAATTCGCTTGGTGATTTTATTTTATATTTCTTTAACATGCCTTCAAAATATTTATCGTAAGCTGATTTTTCATTTAATACTAAATCCATTTTATTCATTAATTCATTCATATTATTTTCCTTTATATTCTTAACTCTTTTATAATATATGTTTTATATTCTTTTTCTTTTATCAATTTTCCTGTTCTTGGATCACCAAAAATTAAATTGCATTTACCATCTTCGTCCTTTTCACCTGTTATGTCTAAAAATGATATAACACTATGACCTTTTAGTTCATTATGAACAGGTAAGTCAAGGTTTGTTTCCATTGCAACTAAATCACCATAATAATTGGCTGCTAATAAACCTCTAAATATTCTAACTCGTTTATCACAATCCATTTTATCAGGAAAATTTTTATCTTTCTTATATTTATAAGATGGAACATTTTTCATAATATATTTTGGATCATATGGAATTTCATATCTTTTATCATATAAAAAGTACTTTCCTTTATCTGATATATATCTTGGTAATATTGTTCTTATTATTCTACCAGTTACAATTTTTACTTCTGGTTTAAAATCATCTTTAATATTCTTTTTAAATCATATCATATTATTATGCTACTAAAAGATCAGCTTCTGATTGAGGTAAAACTCTATTATAGAAAAATTCATAATAAATCAAGATTCCTGGAAATGCATTACCTATTGAATTACGACCAAAATGAAGTATGTCATTACCAAAATTTCCACCATATGTACCCGTAGTTGTACCATATATGGTAGTAATAGAAACTGATGTTCCTGACCAAGTAACTACAGCACTAACAACTCCAAATGGTGTACCTACAAACCCAACAGTATCATTAACACCATCGTTAAAGCTTATTCCGCTGGTCAAGGATTCTGCTCTTATTTCTGTATTACCAGAAGATAAAAGAACTGTGTTGTCTATGAAAGCCGAGTAATCCGGTAAAGCTTTATACTTTAAATATATAGATCCTTTACTAGACTTAATCAACCCATCACTTGAGCAATGCAGATCAGCAAGGGCAAGAGTTTCGCCTCCTACTATCGGAGAATGAGAATTTACAAAAGCGGCTCCGTCATCTATTTGCGCCCAATCAAGGTAAACAGCATCTCCGCTTGTAGCAAGTTTTATACCTAATTCTGGATCGGTCACAGTAGGTAATGTTGTTTGGCATAAATGCCAGCCTGAATCTGAATCTAATTCACTTGTTTTATCAACCCATGTTGAGCCATCTATACAAACATAGAAATTGCCTGTCCCTGTTTTTCTTTTTGCAAACTTTCCACCGGCATGGACTCCTGACGCTGAAACATAAGGATCTAAAATTAAAGTTGCGTCCGCTGCTGATGCCGTAAAAGTGTTTTTATCTGCTACTGTAGTTCCATCTATTAAAACAACATCACCTGCTGTTATAGAGCCATTCACGGCAGTCCAAGCTGCATTTGTAAAGTCACGGTAGACTGCCGCACCTATTACATTTGTTTTACTCGGACTATTACTCAGCCCGATTGTATTGGTTAAATCTGCTCCGACTGCTTCAGTTACTACATTATCAGTTACGGTATTGGCGTTTTCTGTGGAGTAATATTTTGATACTGCTGCTGTGGTTGTTGGAATGTAGTCTGATGGGTTTTGATTGGTTTGACCTATTACTATTGTTATTTGTAAATTTGTAACTGTTACTTGTACCCAATCAGAAGTATTATTATCTCTTATACCAAATCCAACATTACCATTACCAACCTTACCTAATATTTTAACTGAGTATCTTTGTGGTGTTGATGTGATTGGTAAAGTAGTATCATTTCCAGAAGCACTACTTGCATGATAAAATTTAATGTTTGTGGTTCTTGCACCGCTGGCAACAGAAGCAGTAAAAGAAAGCCTGTATTCCAGCCCCTCAATTGTAGCTAAATCTTGTCTAAAATATCCATATTGTGCTGTAGCTGTATATTTATCAGTACTACTTATACTGGCATTCGGTTTTGCCCAAATAGCATTGCTTATATCCTGACTCCATAAACAACGATTAGTAACAATCCTCCCACCGTATCCCGTTAGATTATCAGCAGGAATATCTTTTTTTAAGAGTGCTTCAAAATCAAAATCATTAATAAGACTATTTCTATCAAAAGTGCCTAAATGGGCATCATTCCATGCTTCTATATTTTCAGTATTTGATAGATCAAGTTTAATACCTGATAAACCTTCTGATAAACCAACTATTACAAAAGGTTGCATTATTAAACTCCTCCATCAGTAAGAACACCTTGACCAGTTCTAACAATCCAATCATAAGTAGAAGCACCAGTTTGGAATGAGGAATAAGTAAAGAAATAACCAACAAGAGGAGTTCCAACAGTAACCTTATCACCATCATCAAGAGCTGTTCCATCTAAGTATATTTTATCACTTGCGCCAGATTTTAAATGAAAATCACCCATTCCAGCAGTACCAATTACAACTACTCCATTTAAACCAGCAACCGCAGTTGGTAGTAACTGTTCATTTTCTTCTGTTTGTCCATAGTTAGATAATTGAGTTCCCCTACATTCTTGAGTTGTAAGCAATCCTGATGTTGCTTTTGTTATTGTATCTATACCTGCTGAAATTTCACCTGTAATATCTCCACCTACTAGAGGTAATTTCTCATCATCTAGTTCTTCTATAGCAGTTTGAACGTTTGTTGCGACTATATTTCCTGCAGGAGTAAAAGCTATCTGATCTGCACTAACTGATTCTAATGTTAATCAGCTACTTCCATCTCAAAAGAATTTTTGAGCTTCACCAACAGCAATAACCACTGTATTAACAGTAATACTATTAGTACTTGTATCATTATTTGCAACAATAAATTCTCTATTAACACTAATAGTAGTTGGATCTTGTATTGTTTGTGCATTACCTGCTACTGTAGTTGTTATAATAACACCCTCATATACATCAATTATTGCAGTAGTAACAGCGGCATTAATAGCAGGATCTGTAATACTTGTTGAAAATACAGTATTAGAACTACTAGTTTTTTGTAATATTCATCTCTTTGTACCAGCATTAGTATCTGGTGATATAACATTGGGGCTTACCTCAGCAGCACCAGATGTAGCATCTAATAGATAAAAATAAAATATATCACTATCTACAACAAAACCTATATCATTTTGTGCAAGACTTGCTCCATCTACAGAATCTAAATCACTTGCTGTTCCGCCTATTAACCCTTGTCTATAAAATGCATTAGACATAATATTTTTCTCTCCTTATTCTATTCAATCTAAATTTAATCATACAAGACCATCTCATGTCATAGATGTATAATTATATGTATCATTATATATAGTATCATAATATGTTTTATTTAACTCTCCAGCTGTTCCAACACTAGTTCCAATTTTTCTTATTTTAGTATAAATTTTTGTAGTATCTGGATTTACTCTAACACCACCAAATTGTTTGCTCCATAATCCTGTTTGACCATTAGCTGGATCAACAGGAGCATTATCGTATTCTCAGTATGCAGTTCCTTTAATTGTTATTCAAGCCATATCTTGTCCTTATTTATAATTTTTGAAACTCTTTTACAATTTCGTACTGAATATCTTTCATTACATCAACATAACCTTTACCCATAAAATTAAATCCACTTAAATTAGTAATTGCTGGATGACCACCACTACCAGCCATAATCACATCTCACGCACTTATACTAACTTTTCTTAAAATGGTTTTCTGTTTTGCACTAAGTTTATTATAAGGTTTATTAGTAATATCAGCTATTAAATTTCTATAATTAGTTCCTTCTTTTGGTAAGTTCTTTAATTTAGGTTCATATAAAGCTAATAAATCTTTAAAAGTGAATCCAACAGAACCTTGTAATTTTTTCTTCATAATATCCATCTCATATGTGTATTTCATCATATCAAGAGTTACATCAATTTTAGACAGTTTTGATTTGAATTTAGGCATTACTTTTTTCATTACAAAATCACCTAAATGAATTTTCTTATCAAGTTTTTTAAATGGATTTTGAGATACTTGTAATATACCTACAGATCATAATATGGTATAATAATCTGTATCTGGATGATTTTTAAAAACCACATACCGATCATATTGATTGCCTTTTCCCATATATCCTGCATTATTTTGTACTACTATTTTACCTATTTGTACTGATCCACCACTTTTTAACCCTTTAACATCAGAAAGTTTACCATCCTTAATTATTTTGCCTTTTTGAGCTTCAATATAATGACTTGTATCTTTTGCAATTTGTTCTGGTGGTTTATATCCTTCTTTTTTTGCCATTTTAACTATGATATTATACATAGACATTAAAGAAGGTTTTGCACTCATTACAACTTTTTGTAAAAAATCTGGTTTATTTTTATATGATAAAAGCAATTTATTTACAACTAAACCCATCATTTTATGATTCTTCTCTACATTTATATCTTTGTTTACTTTAAATGCTGCATTAAATATATCTTCTGGTTTAAGTCCTTGTGAAGCAAAATCAGCACTATCAACAGTGTTAATTATTTTAAGATCAGCAGGCGGAAAAATATCTTTAGGTGATATTTCACCAGATATAGTTGCTACATTTGAAGGTGCATGTTTGAATGATGTGGATGTCTTATCTTGAACTCCTGTTTGTGAATCGTGGTGATCTGTGTGTATCTGAAACATTACTTTGGAGTGAGCATAATCAACAAGTGACTTTAACACTCCTGATTTTCCTTTTGGTATCGACATTTCATCTGACCCATATTGAATTGGAAATGCATTTATAACCTTTATACCATATGATTCAAGATATGATTTCATAGCAATTCCGGAAGTTACACCGTCCCCGTCTTTGTGAAAAAACACCTCAGCTTCTTTATATTCTTTTGCCAAAGATTTCATATTCCTTATGCCACTCTCATTTAGTCAACTCTTTAATCTCATATTTTATCCTTGTATTGTCTAAATAATTGTTCTTTTGTTATTGAACAACTATCATACTTTTGTATATTTTCTCTTGCCCCTATAACTTCTAAATTACAAGTACTGCCTATTATAACAGGTAAAATGTTTTGTTTAAACCCACTAACTACAGAAAACTTATGATCTAAATGATATGTGTCATGTCCTCTTTTTAAACTGTTAGGGTTTATTATATTTATATGATTTTTATAACTTATTTTAGTATGTTTATTTACTAAAAATTCATATAAGTCAAACCCATCTATATATTTTACAGCGGTTTTATATTTGTTATCATCATAACATTGTCTACATCTTTTGCCTTTCTGAAAATTATTCCAAGTGACTGTTAATTTATGACCACCATCACATATCACTTTCATTTTTGCTTGTGATGGATATAATTGTCTATCAAATTCATCTCTTGTTGATATTACTATATAATTATTCTTCTCAATCTCAGCAACGAAACGATCATAAGTAACTATAATATCTTTGTTTCTTTCTGATTTTATTGACCTACATTTTCGACACATTTGATGTTTTAAATTATTTCACTTTGATCCCATCAATGAGGATGAGTTAGTATTACTTATATCACCACATGTATCACATTCATATACTACTCTTCATCCAGTTTTTAATTTATCATTGGTTTGTTCATATAAATATTCTTTTCTATTTTTAAACTTTGGTCTTCATACTGATATAATCATCTTTAATCTCCTATTTTGATTGTTATGGTGAGGTTAGACAGATTGAAATAGGCAATCTTGTCAAGGTAATTACTCCCTGTCCCTCATTAGTATTTATCCTAGAATTGTTTTTCCATGAAAGGTATTACTTTTTTAGCTTCACTATGAAAATTACAGTCTATCATTACCTCTTTCATAAAAGCTGCTAAATGAAAATAGTCCCATTCAACCGATGCCGAAACTTTTCCAATTAATTTTCTGTCAATATTATAATCACGTCCATCAATTTCATTTATTCAATTTTGTAATCTCTTTTTTTATCCTTATGATATGTACATGTTTAATTCATATTCATTAGATTTTGTGCCTCTATTATAAATTTGAACATGTAATTGTTTTTTCTGTATCTTATTTTTCTTATAGATTTTGAAACTAAATTTGTTGGTTTTACCTGCTCTTGGTCTTACAGGACCCATACCAACCTCTGTAGCCATTTGGTCACCTATCATTTCTGTATCAGTTTCATCATCAAGAGTGTATCCATTTTTCTTAGCAAACCTTTCCACTTCATCAATAGATTCTGCATAACTATTATGGTAAACAACATAATCAGATTTCTTCTCATTTACATACTCTTTAAATTTCATTATTTATCCTTATATAATGTTAATTGTTTTATAATTTTTCTAATCAGTTTTTTATGATTAGGATTTAATTTTCTTTTACTTCTCAAGTGATCTATTATGTACCATGTTTGATCTCAATTTTTATCAGCCAATTTCTTGTTCATTGTCATAATATCATCTAGATTATGTAATCTATCTGCCAATTTAACGACTAAACCATTATCCGACATTTTAACCATTTTGTCAAACAGATATTTTGGTTTTCCAACCTTTTCTATTTCTTTACTGTCACTGGTCAATTGTTTAACAATATCCGCAACTTCTTTAGAGAATTCATTTTTAATATCATTGTATGTTGTTTTAGTGTCTTCTATTGTATCATGCAAAATACTTCCTATTAGAAGTGTTTTATCTTTTATATTTGATTTTTTTATTAATTTGAACACACTATATGGATGTGTTATATATGGAGCACCAGACCCTTTTCTAAACTGTCAGTGATGTTTTTCCGCAGCTCATGATATAGCATGAGCAATAGTTGCTTCAAGTAATAAATATTCTTTAAATCGCATATAAACACTTATAACCTTTATGTTGTATTTGTTTTCCTTGTGCTACTTTTCTCATTGCGCTTGAATCGAGATCATGGTCTTTACAAAAACATCTTAACCCTTTTATTGTAAATATATTGTTATTTAAATCAGTTATTATAAAATTTTTTGAAAATTTATGTTTATCACCTCTAATACCATACATTGGATGATTTTTTCCTTTAGTATTATCACTCATCTTCTTCTTAGATTCATCTGTATGTTTTCTGCCATACATTGGATTATTTTTATCATTCACCTTATGATGATTTTTACTTATATTTTGTTTATGTTCTTCTGTAAATTTTCTTCCAGTTAAAGCTTTACTTATATTTTGTTTATGTTCTTCTGATAAAAATTCACTATGTCTATTAAAATCAGCACCTCATGTTAAATTATAGCCATTTTCTGATATATGGGAATTATATTGTTTAATATAATGAAACTCCATATTGTTTAGCTCTTCTTGAGTTTCACATTCACATAATATCTTTCATTTAAAATTTTGTTTCCCATATTTTTTAATTGCTCTATGAAAAACATAACCTCTATGCTCATGTTCCTTTTGTCTAATTGACAACTTCCTATGAGTTTGCCCCACATAACATTTATTATTTACAATATTTTTTGCCCCATAAACTATCATATTACTATTTATAATTTATTAATTATTTCCTTTAGTATTTTATTATATTTATAATAATTAGGCATTAGAAAACCCTAATCATTTATTTGATTAGGGTTTTCATTATATAAACAAGATTAGTATACTAATCTATGAGTGTTTATATTCTAGGTTTTATCAAACAATGATGTAATTTCACATTCTTCATAATAATTTGCAGCACCAAAGATATGATTATGAATCGCATATCTTGATAGTAAACCAACAGATGGATTAAATGAACCATAATCAACTGTTCTGCTCATCATTAATTGTACATAAGGTAAATAAATAACACCTGTGTCATATTCAGATGGTCCTTTATATCCTACTAAGTATTTATCAGCAGATTGAAAAGTATCTCTGTAAAGAGACATTCTACCATCAAGAGTACCAAGTTTAGATACACCAGCAACAGCAGTTGTAACATTAGCACTGACAGGTCAAATAGCAAATGAAGAAAGACCTTCAAGAGCAGAGGCTACATTAGGATTAGCCACACAAAAATTACCTGGACCTCTTCTTGTATTAACTGCAATTGTATTAGAACTTCTAATAACTAAATTATAAAGGTTTCTGTTTTTCTCTGCTTCTCATCTACCATCAAAATCTGATACATAATCTTTAGTAGCACCTAAAGTATGATTAGAAATAGATCTCATTGCAGCAATAATTTCTCTATCAATTTCAGCAGTAATCTCATAAGAAAGAACATCTAACATTTCTTCTTCAAGATTTAAACCATGCATATTTTCGATATCTTGTGCAACTTCAAGAGACCATCTAGATTTAAGTTTTCTAGTTTTAGCTTCAACTTGTGCTTTTTCAAGCGTCATTGAAATCTCTTTAATCGCTGTTCCATCACCAATACCAAGACCATATGCATCAGCAACACCATCAGCAACATTAGAACCTAATGCTTCACCAGCACTTGTTGAAAGACCAGCACTTGTACCATCACCAGAATATCCTTCATCTATAACATTATGTCCAACTTCGTATGGTGATGCAGCTCCATCATAAGTACTATCTGCTACAAATCTCATAGCAAATGCAAGTCCAACAGGACCGTTCATAGGTTGAACACCACAAATCTCATGAGCAATTAACTCAGGGAATGTTCTTCTAACCATTGGTATAGCAACTTGATTAAAGAAACCATTAGTTGAATATCCAGTTTTCTGTAAAGCACCACCATATTCTGTAGATGCAGCTTCATTTAATGCTGTTTCTTCTAATCCATTGTTTTTAACCAACCATTGTACTTGATTTTCAAGCATCATAGCAGTTGCGTGTTTAACTTTTTTATTTCTAATTTTTGGAATGTCTTCTGATTCATCCAGAATAGCTTCTCATTTTTTTAATAAGCTCTTATCCATTATTTATCCTCCTTTAATGAATTAGTCCATTGTTCCATTAATGGGCTCTTTTTCTCTATTTTTTTCTCTTCTTCTATTTTTTTCTCTTCTTCTATTTTTTTCTCTTCTTCTGTTTTATCTTTTTTATTAAGAATAGATTCACAAATAGTTTCAAATTTTTTATTAATTATATCTGTATCTGTTTCATCTTCAAGCATTAAAGTAATTTTTTCAGCATCTTTAACTGGAAGTCCTTTTACCTTCTCAGATAAATAATTTGTAATTTTCAATTTGTCATTTTCTATTTTAAAAGTTAATGATTCATCGGTTTTTAAATTAACTTCGTCTTTTAAACCCTTAATTTCATCCCTTGCTTCTGAAAGAATTTCTTTAACTTCATTGTCAAGAATACCCTCATCAATCGCAAGTCTTGTTTTAAATTGTTCAATAAGATCTTCATATAATTCGCCCTTTCTAGCAAATTCTAGAATTTTTGGATCAATGACCAATTCCTGTTCTAAAATTTCATCAACAAAATTAGAAAATTTTTCTGTAATTTCCTCTTTATATGTTTCAAATTTCTTTTCATATGATTTTGTTAAATCATCTTTTAAAGTTTTTTCTTTTTCACCAATTTTTTCAGCTATTTGTTCTTTAACCTTTAAATCAATGATTGAATTAACTTTTTCCTTTAACTCAGTTTGTTTACTTTCATCAAGTTTACTTAAACCAAGCATTTCAAGTAGTTTATCCATAATTCCTCCTATACAATTAAACTTTACTATGTTTCCCTTTAAACTTTACTTTTATTTATATATATTTATATTTTTCATTACATTATTATTTTTATCTATATATACTAACAAATTAACCATACATATAATCTTCATTATCAGTTAATATACCTCATCCATCTTCATCAATATCTGTATTAATAGACACATCTTCTGTAAATACATCAAATTCAGTTATATAACATAAT